CTACACTCCTGGCGTCCAGACGGACAACCTCATCACCGGCAGCGAGCACATCGTTGTCGATACCTTCCTGCCGAGCGGTCAGGTCCCGCAGACTGCGAAGCTCTCGCTCGTTCGTCTGGCGATGGCAATGACCTACCTCTCCAACAACCTGAGCACGACCCCGGTTGCCGGCACCCGCTATTACGTCGATACTTCGATTGGCACCGATGGCACTGTCGTCACTGGCATCCGCGCTCTGATCGGCGCGACTGGTGGCACGGACAAGTTCATCTATGAACTGCATGACAGCGCCGGTAACCTCGTGGCCACCACGGCTCTTGCCGGCGTGACTGTCGGCACTGCCGGTACCTGGCAGGCCATTCCGTTCACGGCTCCCGTGACAGTCAATGCTGGCACGTACTTCATCGTCGTGCAGAACAACGGTACCACGGCCCGCATTGCTACCTACAATGCTCCGGTGTCCCCGCTGCTCACCGGTTCGGCCACCGGCACGTTCGGCACCTCTGCCGCCATCACACCTCCGACGACCTACACCGCCGGTGTCGGCCCGGTTGCGATGCTCTACTAAGTCAAGATCGGCGGGGTGGCATTAGGCTGCCCCGCCTTCTCCACCTATGCGCCGAGGTGCATCCAAATGAGCGCTCTTTCCAGAATCCTCAATCGCCTCTTTCATAGGAACAAGCCAATGCCCGCAGTGGATTTCTCGGCCCTCAGTGCCGAAATCGATAACATCGCCGCCAACGTCCAGAAGGTTGCATCCGAACTCGCCAATGCGACCGCCACTCAAGCCGCACTCGATGCCGAGAAGGCTGCTCATGCCGCCGACAAGGCCCTCCTCGATCAGGCCAATGCCGATCTGGCATCGTCTCAGTCAGCCGTTGCCGATCTGACGGCAAAGCTCAAAGCGGCCGATGACGCACTTGCTGCTGCGCTGCCTGCTCAGAGCGCATAAGGTCAACCAATGCCAGCCGGCCGGCCGAGTGATTATCTCCCGGAGTATTGCGAGACCGTTATTGAACTCGGTCGTGCTGGCAAAAGCCTGGCCCAGATGGCCTCACACTTCGATGTGTCAAGGCAGACAATCGACAACTGGGCAGCGACGCACCCACAATTTCTAGAAGCGTTAACGCGAGCGAAGGCGCATTGCCAGGCTTGGTGGGAAGATCAGGGGCAGACCGGAATGGTTGCTCCCGGCTTCAATGCCGCTGTCTGGAAAAAGTCCGTAGAGGCTCGTTTCCGCGACGATTACACCGAGCGGCAGGAAATCACTGGCGCGCAAGGGGGCCCGATCAAGACAGACAGCCGGTTCGAGATAGTGCTCGTTCCACCCGACAAGGGCGATGAGGGCTGAGTTCCCGGAACGGCTGGCGTTTCTCTTCCAGCCTAAGCGATACAAGGTAGCATGGGGTGGGCGCGGTTCGGCTAAGTCATGGTCGATCGCCCGGGCGCTCCTCATCATCGCGGCGCAGAAGACAAAGCGCATCCTGTGTGCCCGAGAGTTTCAGAACTCGATCCAGGATTCGGTCCACAAGCTACTGAGCGATCAGATCGAAGCGCTCGGGCTCAGTGATCAGTACGAGATCCAGAAAACCACGATCATCCACCGGGTGACGGGCAGCGAGTTCATCTTCTCAGGCTTGCGTCATAACGTGGACAGCCTGAAATCAAAGGAAGGCATTGATATCGTCTGGGTTGAAGAAGCCCAGATGGTCTCCTCGTTCTCCTGGGACAAGCTGATCCCGACCATCCGCAAGGAAGGCTCGGAAATCTGGATCAGCTTCAATCCCGAGCTTGAGACGGACGAGACCTACAAGCGGTTCGTTCTCAACCCACCGACTGAATCGGTAGTCGAGAAGATCAATTGGCGCGACAATCCTTGGTTCCCCGAGGTTTTGCGTCAGGAAAAGGACGATCTCAAGGCGCGTGACATCGACGCCTATCTCAATGTCTGGGAAGGGAATTGCCGGCAGACGCTGGACGGCGCGGTTTATGCCAGTGAGATGCGGCTGGCGCAGGAAGACAACCGGATTTGCCGCGTTCCGTATGATGCGTCGAAGCCAGTGAGCGTCTTTGCCGATCTTGGCTGGGCCGATCATACGTCGCTCTGGTTCGTGCAGAAGATCGGGCTTGAGTATCGGGCGCTCCGGGCGGTGCAGGACAGGCAGAAGCCATGGCCGCACTATCTCGGGCTTATCCAGTCCTTCGGCTACATCATCGAAGGGATATGGCTTCCCCACGATGCGCAGGCCAAGCAGCTCGGGACGGGTAAGAGCATTGAGGAAATCACCCGAGCCTCCGGGATGCCGGTCAGGATTGTGCCGAGGCTTTCGGTCGAGGACGGGATCAACGCGCTGCGCACCATCTTCCCGCAAGTCTGGTGGGATGAAAAGCTCTGCGAAGATGGCCTCTCAGCGCTGCGCAGATATCGCTACGAAGTCGATAAGGTAACGGGCCAGTTCTCCAAGAATCCGCTGCACGACGATGCGTCGCATTTTGCTGACGCGGCGCGGTACGTCGCGGTTGGAATGCGAGACGGCGCAAAGAGCAAACGGCCGCCGCCACTGCCCAAGAGTTTGGTCACCGGAATGTCACGAGGCTGGATGGGATGACCAAAAAGACTGAAGACAGCGACATCCTTGAAGAAGCCAAGAAGCGCTTTCAGGCATGTGAGGACTGGGAAGCCGACTTTCGCAAGCGGTTCATTGAAGACCTGAAATTCGCCAACGCTGATCCCGAGAACGGTTGGCAGTGGGATCAAGTTCTCCAGCAGAACCGCACCGACAAGCGCAAGCCATGCCTGACGATCAACAAGACGCGCCAGCACAACCTCCAGATCATCAACGACGCCAAGCAGAACAAACCCGGTGTCAACATCCGGCCAGTTGGCGATGGTGCCACGTATGATGCAGCTCAGGTGTTCGAGGGCGTTGTGCGCCATATCGAATACCAGTCCAATGCAGAGCAGGCCTATGATACGGCTACGACCTTTCAGGTTGAAGGCGGCATCGGCTACTGGCGTGTCATCACCGATTATGTGTCGCCCGATACATTCGACCAGGAAATCTACATCCGACGCATCAAGAGCCCGGATTCGGTCTACCTCGATCCCGATATTCAGGAAGCGGATGGTTCCGACGCCCGCTTCGGCTTCATCTTCGAGGACGTGAGCCGCGACCGGTTCGAAGCCGAGTATCCTGATTACAAGGGCGATGCTGATCTTGACGTGATCGGGAAGGGCGATTTCTGGTGCTCGAAGGACAACGTTCGCATCGCTGAATATTATCGTCGGGAGCAGAAGGCAGACAAACTCGTCGCCTTTGTCGATCCGCTGACACAGCAGCAAGTCATCGTCCGCAAGAGTGTGATGGATGACAACCAGAAGGCGATGTACGAGCTTGCGAAGAACGATCCAAGCACCAACGAGCGCAGCGTGCTCACGGACGAGGTGCAGTGGTTCAAGATCGCCGGCAACAAGATCATCGATCGCCGCATTTGGCCCGGCAAGTTCGTCCCCATCGTCCGCGTTATCGGTGAAGAGACCATCATCGAAGGCAAGATGGATCGCAAGGGCCACACACGTTCGATGAAAGACCCGCAGCGGATGTTAAACTACTGGGTTAGTGAAGCCACCGCACAGGTCGCGCTTCAAACCCAGACGCCTTATGTAGCAGCAGTAGAATCGACTGAAGGGCTCGAAACCTACTGGGCCAAGTCCAATCTCGATGACGCGGCCTATCTGCCCTACAATGCCTACTCTGAGGATGGAACGAGGACCATTCCGCCGCCGCAGCGTACTCAGCCGCCGCAGATGGCAACGGCATACATTGACGGCTTGAAGATCTGCGAAAACCAGATGATGCAGGTTTCTGGGCAGTTCCAGAGCCAGTTCGGCCAGAATGAGAATGCCACCTCTGGCAAGGCTATCAACGAGCGGCAGCGTCAAGGCGACAATGCCACCTATCACTACATCGACAACCTGGCGATCGGCATCAAATACACGGGCAAGATTCTTATCGACCTGATCCCGAAGATTTACGACACGCCGCGCGTCATCCGCATTCTTGCCAAGGATGGAACGGAAGGCGCTGTCCAGATCGATCCAACCGCGCAGCAGGCTCACCAGCCGACGCAAGATCCCAATCAGGAACCGGACGAGAACCAGGCGGTTTCAGCCATCTTCAATCCGAATGTCGGCCGCTACGAGATCGAGAGCGATACGGGGCCGGGTTACGCCACGCGCAGGCAAGAAGCATTCAACGCGATGACGCAGATCGCATCGCAGGACAAAGGCTTTCTTGAGAAGGCTGGGGACCTGTACTGGAAGGCAGCCGATTTCCCGATGGCCGATGAACTGGCCGAGCGCTACGCGAATGCGATCCCGGCCGCGATCAAGGGGAAGGGTCCGCCGCCAGAAGTGCAGCAGCTTCAGGGCCAGTTGCAGCAGGCGCATGACGCCATTGTCAAGCTGACCCAGGAGTTGAACGACAAGGAAAAGGACATCAACATCAAGGCGTTCGATGCGGAATCGAAGCGCATCACCGCGATTGGCAATTCCGGCCCGGCGATCACGCCCGAGCAGATACAGCCGCTCATCCGGCAGACGTTGATTGAAATGCTTATGGGAGGCTCGCCAGAGGGCGCCAGCGCTCAGGGCCAGCCGATGCCGGGCGACCAGCCGCAAGCGCCTCAGCCGCCTATGGGCCAGCCTATGCCCGATCAGACAGGGATGCAGCAGTGAATCTAACGGAACGTGTGGCGCGAGCCATTTGGGAGCGGCGACGGGCTTTTTCTCTTCTCGAACATAACATTCCCCTTGAGCCATGGGGAGACGGCAGCATTCCCCAAGCTAATGGGGTCGTTTTCGAGGCGATGGCGGCTATCGATGCAGTGAAGCAATCCGATGAGATGC